GATCCCTTTAATCAGCGGAACGAACCGTTCGGAGCCGGTAGGCAAAGAGAGACCCCCGAACTTCGGCTCTAAATGAGTCGGAAGTCCAAGGGACTCTGCTTCTAACAGCTTTGGTAGGTATTTAACCTTCAGGAGATCGCCGATTAAGGCTTTCGTCCGTTGGGGTAGATATTTTACCGCCGCTGTGGCTTTGACCGACTGGACCATGGACCATCTGTTCTTTACAGATGCGCCCTTGGGCTGGGTGATCGTAGCCGCCTTGGGATGGTCCACATACTCTCCATCTTCGAGCAGAAATTCTGCAAAGACTGCTCGATTAAGGGGGTATCGTGATACCATGTCCTTTAGAGGATGAATATTGCCTCCTGTTGACCGGATCCTCGTTCGATAGAGTTCTAACGAGGAGCTGGTGAGGAGTGCATCATCCCCAAGGGTAGCTGCTAACCTTGCCGCTCCCCGGGAAGCCCAAACGTTTAAAGCGTTTAGGATTACCCAGGAGCACGGTAAGGACATTAGCTGCCCTGAGACCATGACTTTCCCTGACACTGCTAACTCTTCTCGGACCCTGGTATACCAGAGTCTACAGATTTGGTAGAGTTTTTGGGGACCTAAAGGTTCCTGTAGTTGTCTTAGACCTTCCGCGTATGCGTGGTCAAAGGCAACTGTAGTGGCTTTAGGTGCCATGGTGTTTCCTATCCCTAGCCGATCTTTTCCGGCCCGGTAGTGCCGAATGGCCCTTCGAGGCTCTTTCACATTTGATATGTAAGAGAGAATCTCTTGGATATTCAGCTTCTGCTGGAGGTCGGCAAGGTCTTGGACCATCCGGTTAGGATGATTCGAGTCCTTGTCTGCCAAGGATAGGTGCCACTGTCCGAGAACTGCGATGAACTTGTCCAACCCTGGCCATGAATGACCAGGTCTGTGTTTGCACACAGAGGACGGAGCAAACGTAGCTCTCTTCCAGCGGCGGGTCCGGAATCCTCCTGGAGACAACTCCTTCCCAGCCTCGTAGGGAACGAGGCAAGGGAAGTTGTTGGTAGCATCGACCAAGTCGGTGGAGTTTATAACTTCACCTTCTTGAGCCAATGTCAGCTCCGGAAGGGTTCGGAACCCAGTTCGCCTCAGGAGATACCCTCCAATCGGGTCTTTCTTCATTTTATTGAAGATACCCGCTCGGATGGGCTCCTGGGCGAACACTTGAGAAGGCCAAGGAAGACTGGCTGTTCGGGTCCTAAATCCCGTTTCCTCCAACCCCATGATTTGGGTCGGGAAATGGAACTGAGGCTCCTTACAAGTCTGTCCTTTCAGAGCCGGACATGAGGCTGAATGCTTAGTCACCTCTGACTCCCAGTCTAAGAAAATATATACGACGAGATCGTAGGCCTTGGCAGACCACACCTGCATGCCCAGTTTGTCCTTCTCATTTGGAGTATCTGGGAGCTTCTCCGGCCAGACATATCCTGCTAGCCGGAGGAGATCCCGGAAGAACTCGGCCATTCCCCCCCGTCGCCGGGGGGTAATGACAGAGGCGGACTCCGAATAGGGAAGTCGTTTGGGTAAATCCTTATCAGGTTTCCACCCTTTCAACACTCCCATAATCCCCTTGAGAGAGGTAGGAGAGACTGCGACAGGAGTTGAGGAGAATTTCTCCTCTACTCCTTCCACATCTTCCTGCCTCAGCCAAGAGGGCTTTGGCGGCAATCCTCTCCCAATTGAACCTGCAACCCGCAGATCCATTTTGGAGAGGAAGTACGCGATCGGACATCTCAGAGGAATCCTTGATCCTTCGATCCATGATCGTCGGCACCAAGCGGATACCTCTTTGATGCGACCGCCCGCCTTCCCCAGTCCCTCATCCTGAACTAACCGGAGGACCTCTCGGTAACAGGCCACCATAGCCTTATACCAAGGGAGATCCCTCGGGAAGTTCCACACCGTGTCACCCTTTGAAAGGATGTACGCTGCGTGGATCGACTCGAGGCACTCAGCCAAAACTGTATAGGTAATAGACCTATGAGCTTTGGAGGAGTGTCTTGATGAGGAGAGTGAGGAGGCTCCCTCCTTGCTGCTCAGGCCGAGTAGAGCCGCCCTTTCGGGCTCCACTCCCTCGAGCTGCATCGGCAAAAGTCTTGCCTTTGCCAAGGGAAGTCTTC